CCAAAGTTGCTGCACTCGAAGGTAACTGATAAATAATACATAAAACGCCACAGGGTTATGGCATCATATATCAGAAAGGTCATCCGTAACAAAGAAGTTTACTTCAAAGGGAATGGTCAGTGGACTGAGAAGTTTGTAGAACGAAAACAATACAATACTGAAGCAGATGCCAAAGAAGCCCATTATGAATACTCTGGTGTTGTAGTAAACGAATAGTATGGCTGAAGCACTTCAAAATCAAATAACTGATAGGAATTTTCTTCAGGCCACTGGATTTAGTTTCACTGTCAACAGAGCTCGTCACTTAGGATATTATGGTAACTCCATAAATGTTCCTGGACTGGTTCTCGGTACGGTGGAACAACCTTCGTATACTCGAATGATTCCTAGACCAGGTGAATTACTTGAGTTTAATGACCTGAGGATACGATTTTTGATTGACCAAGGTCTACAAAACTATAATGAAATCCAGAATTGGATGAGAGGTCTGGGGTTTCCTGAAAGTCTCGATGAAATTTACCAATTCCAAAAAGACGGACCCATAGATAATGGTGGTATTAAAAATCTTTTCTCTGATGGTACACTGACAATTCTGAATGGTATCAATAGACCAATGTTCAGTGTGAAGTTTAAGGACATGTTTCCTTATACTTTATCAGATATCACCTTTGATGCAACTGCTACAGATGTTGAATACTTGACAGCAGAGGTCGTATTCAAGTATTCTGTGTATAATATCACTGATGTAACCTGCTGCTAATGATTGATCTTCCTACACTTCAACAGATGTGGGAAAAAGATTCAAAGATTGACATTGACAATCTTCATACCGAATCGTTGAACATTCCCGTTCTGCATTCAAAATATTATGACATTTATAATAACCTCATGTTGTTGAGGACAAAAGCAGAACAACAGAAAAAGAATGTAAGACACGAGAGGTATGAATACTATTCAGGTAAAGCTGACCCTGATGTGTATATTCAGAATCCTTTCCCAAAAAAGATTAGAGATAAAGAAACAATGACAAAGTATCTCGACGCTGACGAGAGATTGTCTAATGTTTCAATGAAAATTGAATACTATAATGTAATGCTTAGATACATAGAAGAGATTCTAAAACAAATTACGAATCGAACTTACCAAATCAAAAACAGTATTGAGTTCATGCGTTTCAGTTCAGGACTAGGTTAATGGAACAAGAAGATCAGTATTACCATTTAGAGTTACCGATTGAAGCGGTTCGTATTGTCCATAAAGGACTGTCACAGGCTTGTGAGAAATGGTCTGGTGGAGATCCAATCGAACAGGAGGATCTACAGACAATGAGAGATCATTTTTATAGAATTGTTTTAGAACATAGGTTTGACACTATGTAATAAATACTTGTAGGTGAGAACCTACATGAATGGCTGATTTGACTATAGAAAAGGTAAACGAAGTTTACTTGAAAATTACAACAGAACCTCATATTGAGTATGAACTAAGAGATAAGTTCACCTTTGAAGTTCCCAATAAAAAATTCATGCCCCAGTATCGTAGTAAGTACTGGGATGGATTTGTTCATCTATTCAACATGAAGACCAAGAGAATCTATGTAGGTCTTCTTGATAAGATTATTGCATTCTGTGAGAGTGCAGGATACACTTACAAGTTTTTAAATAACAAGTTCTACGGTCCACCGTTTGAAGTAAATGACTTAGTAAGTCATGGTGGAACTAAAGATTATATGGAAAGTATATCACCTGGGATCAGTCCTCGTGATTATCAGGTAGATGGTGTATATGAAGCGTTAAGATACAACAGAAAACTACTCATCTCTCCTACGGGTTCTGGTAAGTCTTTTATGATTTACTCCGTGGTGAGATATCACGTTGCACGTGGTAATAAAATTTTATTGGTTGTTCCAACCACATCTCTTGTAGAACAGATGTTCAAGGACTTCCAACAATATGGATGGGATGCAGAGAATCACTGTCATAGGATCTATGCTGGACGTGAAAGAGTCAATACAAATGAAGTCACAATTACTACTTGGCAATCTGTCTATCAGTTAGATCGTAAGTTCTTTGAGGAGTACGACGTTGTGATCGGTGATGAGGCGCACCTTTTTAAAAGTAAGTCTCTTATTGGTATCATGGATAAATTACATCATGCCAAGTATAGATACGGGTTTACGGGGACACTGGACGGCTCTCAGACTCATAAGTGGGTGTTAGAAGGACTCTTTGGTCCATCGTATAAAGTGACCCAAACGAAGAAACTTCAGGATGAAGGACACTTAGCTTCACTTGATATTCAGTGTCTTGTCTTGAAGTATAAACCAAAGAAGTTTGATACCTATGAGGATGAGATACAGTTTCTCATTGGTCATGAGAAAAGAAATAACTTTATCACAAATCTAGTCAGAGATCTAGATGGTAATAGTCTGGTGCTGTACTCCAGAGTGGAGGCTCATGGTGCCATCCTTTTCGACTTAATAAATAAAAAGGTAAGTGAAGACCGTAAAGTATTTTTTATTCATGGTGGTGTAGATGCCGAAGATAGAGAACAAGTAAGGGAGATCACTGAAAAAGAAAAAGACGCTATCATCGTTGCATCTTACGGAACATTCAGTACTGGTATCAATATTAAAAATCTACACAATGTAATATTTGCCTCTCCATCCAAATCTAGAGTAAGAAACTTACAAAGTATTGGTAGAGTCCTACGTAAAGGCAAAGATAAAGTCAGTGCAAAACTTTATGACATTGCGGATGACTTAACAATCGGATCAAGAAAGAATTACACACTGAATCATTTTATTGAAAGAGTGAAGATATATGTTTCAGAGCAGTTCAACTATGACATTTTTACTATCGACATAAAAGAATAAGGAGAACGTATGATTGAAGACGATTTTTACGCAACAATCAAACTCAAATGTGGAGATGAGATATTCTGTAAGGTGGCAGCATCTGAAGAAGATGATCGAACAATGTTACTTGTATCTTATCCTATCTGTGTTCAACCTATTAAGACGAGAGGATCAGTTACTGGATACAAGTTTGAACCATGGTTAAAGACTTCTAATGAAGATCTTTTCCTGATCAACTTAGATGAAGTTCTCACGATGTCTGAATCAGAGAACATTGAAATGATTATGAACTATCAAGACTACATCAGAAAGAGTAACCAAGGTAACTTTGCAAAGTTAGATCGAAGAATGGGTTACTTAGGAAATGTAAGAGATACGAAAGAAGTCTTAGAGAAGTTATACAAGTCCTCTTGATATAACCTATACTATTCTTATCTTCGGGGACAAGCCTAGTCTATACGACTTTCATCACCTTGTCAACACTTGATATCTCTGGTATAATTAAAACAACAAAAAGAACTGTTATGCCTAAACCCAGAAATGCAGAACACTATGTAAATAACAAAGAGTTTCTGAATGCCCTTGAGAACTATTTCGCCAGAGTTGAGAAAGCAAAACTCAATGATGAACCGAAACCAGAAATTCCTCGTTACATTGGTGAGTGCTTTCTGAAGATTGCAAATCATTTGTCATATAAACCAAACTTTGTGAACTACATGTTCAAAGATGACATGATCTGTGATGGTATCGAGAACTGTGTAAGATATATCCATAACTTTAATCCTGAGAAGTCGAAGAACCCTTTCGCATACTTCACCCAGATCATCTATTACGCATTCCTGAGAAGGATCTCTCAAGAGAAGAAACAGTTGGAGATCAAGAACAAGATTCTTGAGAAGACTGACTTCGATGAGGTCTTTGATGCCAACGATCTTGACATGGGTAACTACTCTGATTATAATAGTATTAAGGATACCGTTCATCAAAAACTGAGAAATTCATGATTGGAAAACTTGACCCTGAAGATAATGTTATGGACGACGAGTTGATTGCAAATCGTAAGTCTGCTGCTGTGATGAAGGGATTGCATGAAAAGATTAAAGAAACAATTGCAACTCTTGGTTGGGATTGTTATGATGAGGTTGATGTAGAGATTGGTGGTACTTCTGTATCAGGCATCGACGTAGGAGAAGAGTACAATAAGAAGTGGCAGTCACCTCTTGGTACTCGTAAATACAACAAAGATGCTTTTATCATCATCAAAAATCAGTCACGTAGAGACCTGACTAAATCACAACCTATGGAAGAATTTAAACCAAGGCATGAAAGTAGCGATAATAAGTGATACCCACTACGGGGCGAGGAAAGGATCTAAACTCTTTCACGATTACTTTGAAAAGTTCTATAACGATGTCTTCTTTCCTACTATAGACAAAGAAGGTATTACCACTGTCATTCACATGGGTGATGCCTTTGATAGTCGAAAGGGTATTGAATTCAAGTCATTGAAGTGGTCGAAGAGAGTTGTATTCAATCCTCTCAAAGAACGTGGTATCAAGATGCATCTCATGGTTGGTAATCATGATGCATACTACAAGAACACGAATGAAATCAATGCTGTTGATCTTCTCCTGAAAGAATATGATAATGTTGAGGTTTATTCTTCTCCTACAGAAGTATCTGTGGGTGATCTCCCCGTTCTATTCATTCCTTGGATCAATGAACAGAACGAAAAAGAAACCAACGGTATTATCAAAAAGACAAAGTGTCCAGTCGCAATGGGACACCTTGAACTCAACGGATTCGTCGCGACCCCTGGTCACATCATGGAGCACGGTCATGATGCAAGAGCCTTTAATAAGTTCGAGAAAGTCTTTTCGGGACATTATCACTCTCGATCCGACAATGGGACCGTGTTCTATCTTGGTAATCCCTATGAAATGTTCTGGAATGATGTCGAAAGTCCCAGAGGTTTCACTATTTTTGATACTGAGTCCCTGGAACATCGACCCATAAACAATCCCTACAGATTGTTCTACAAGATCTTCTACGAGGACACTGACCATCAGACATTCAATACCACTGAGTATGAGAATAAGATCGTCAAGGTCATCGTAAGAAAGAAGACCGACACAAAGAAGTTTGAAAAGTTCATTGACAAACTCTATACTTCTGGTGTTGCTGATCTGAAGATTGTAGAAAACTTCCAACTCGATGAGTCCGAAGAGTTTGAAGCAGATGAGTCAGAAGACACGATGTCTATCCTCAGTCGTTATATTGACGAATCTGAAACTGAGTTAAATAAAACAGTAATTCAGTCTCTGATTAAAGAAATATACCAAGAGGCGTGTGAGGTCGTATAATGTTTATCATTACAGTTGCTGGTAAAGAAAAGGACGGTGCATACTCTGTAGTTGATGAGTCTGGAGAACAAGTCCTTTATATCTTTTGTGACGAAGATGACGCAGAAAGATATGCCTTACAACTGGAAGAACTTGACTACCCTGAGATGAATGTGTTAGAAGTAGAAGATGAGATAATGATCAAGACCTGTGAGATGCATGATCACAGGTACACTATTATAACCACTGACGATATTGTGATCCCTCCTGATTCTGAATATGATAGTTTTCAAAAAAATTAAGTGGCAGAACTTCCTATCAACTGGTAATCATCCTACAGAAGTTAATCTCAACGAAGGGAAAACTACTCTCATCATTGGTTCAAATGGTGCTGGTAAGTCCACCATTCTTGATGCATTGACGTTTGTTTTGTATGGTAAGTCTTTTCGTAAGATCAACAAAGGACAGTTGATCAACTCTACAAACGAGAAAGCTTGTTTTGTAGAGATTGAGTTTGAAGTGAACTCTGTGAATTGGAAGATTCAACGTGGGATCAAACCAAACATCTTTAAGATCTATCGTAATGATGAAGAGTTAGATCAGTCTGCATCAGCCATTGATCAACAGAAGTGGTTGGAACAAAATGTTCTGAAGATGAATTACAAGTCATTCACACAGATTGTGATTCTTGGTTCTTCAACTTTTGTTCCGTTCATGCAACTCCCTGTTTCTTCACGTAGGGAAGTTGTGGAAGATCTATTGGATATCAAGATCTTCTCCTCGATGAATGATGTGATCAAGGGAAAGATTCGCAATATTCGTGAACAGGTCAAGACTCTGGAACTGAAGAAGGAGAACTTGAAAGATAAGGTTGATATGCAAAAAGACTTTATCGATAAGATCGAGAGTCAGAGTAAGGATGACATCAAGACGAGGATGAATAAGATCGAAACTCTGAACCAGGAAATTGAAAGATGTTTCAAACAGAGTTTTGAACAAGAAGAAGTGCTGGAATACTTACAAAAGGAGTTGAGATCTGTTGAAGATGCTTCAAAAAAATTGAGAGAGTTTGGTAACATCAAAGGTAAACTGTCTCAACGTATACAAAGTATTGTCAAGGAACATAAATTTTTCACAGAAAATACGGTATGTCCCACCTGTGAGCAAGATATTGAAGAGTCGTTTCGAGTAAATAGAATTAGTGACTCCCAATCTAAAGCAGAAGAGCTCCGAGAGGGTTATGAAAAACTCCAATCGGCTATTAAAGACGAAGAATTGAGGGAGTCACATTTTAAAACTCTATCCTCTAAAATTTCAGAAACACTTAATGACATTTCTTCTTTCAATGTACAGATCTCTGGTTTTCAACGACAGATCAGCGGACTGGAATCAGAAATTCAAACTGTTACCAGTCAGCTCGAGAACAGAAATACTGAGCATGAGAAGTTAGAAACCTTACATAATAGTCTTGATAAGACATACGATGAACTGGTAGAGCACAAAGATAATATTTCCTACCACGATTTCATCTATGGTCTACTTAAAGACGGTGGTGTAAAAGCAAAGATCATCAAAAAGTATCTACCCCTTATTAACCAACAAGTTAATAAGTATCTACAGAAGATGGACTTTTACATCAATTTCAAACTTGATGAAGAATTTAACGAAACCGTAGAGTCTCCCATTCACGAAGATTTTTCTTACGCATCTTTCAGTGAAGGGGAGAAGATGAGAATTGACCTGTCACTTCTATTCACCTGGAGGGAAATTGCAAGGGTCAAAAACTCAGTCAATACAAATCTCCTGATTATGGATGAGGTCTTTGATAGTTCACTAGATGGTTTTGGAACCGACGAGTTCCTTAAAATTATTCGATACATCATCAAGGACGCAAACATATTCGTTATCAGTCACAAAACTGGTATGGATGATAAGTTTGATTCAGTCATCAAGTTCGAAAAGCATAAAGGTTTCTCAAGAAAAATTTAATATTGTTACGTATTCACAAATGTTAGTGAAGTAACACAAAGACCACTATATAATATGTGAATTGGAGATTGGTGATGCACAATCTGATTTCGCACAATGAACTTGCATCTTGGAAGTGGGATGAAAAGTCTAACTCTGATGAGAAATACGACCAAGTATCCGAATACTTCCAATGCATTTCAGAATGTGGTATCATAGATAGCGACGCAAGGAGGTTCTGCAGACACGTCCTGACCGAAGACTAATCTTGTAAAAGGAGAAAAACATCACCAAAGACCCCTTAAGGAGAAATCCTTAGGGGGTTTGGTCTATGTGCCAATATATAAACTGTCCGACCCAGTACAGACTACGATGGGTTTCGCTGTATTATAGGTACATCGAGACAGACAACCATGATCAACTACGAAATCAAGTCCCAACTCGCTAAACTCCTTGCCACTGAGAACATGGTGGTTGAGAACGCCAATGTGGAGACCGCACAGTTTGATGTAGAACGTCGTGTCTTGACCCTCCCGATGTGGAAGAGAGCATCCAACACTGTGTACGATATGCTCGTGGGTCATGAGGTTGGTCATGCATTGTACACACCTAATGATTGGTCATGGGAAGATCGTATTCCTAAACAGTTTGTCAACGTGACTGAAGATGCACGTATTGAGAAACTGATGAAACGTCGGTATCCAGGATTGTCCAAGAGTTTCTATCAAGGATACAAAGAACTTGCTGAAGATGATTTCTTTGGTCTTGAAGATGAAGATCTCTCTACTTACAATCTGGCTGATCGTGCCAACCTTCACTACAAGATTGGTAATTTCGTAGATGTCCCTTTTACGAAAGAGGAGATGAAGTATGTTGACATGATGGGTGAAACAGAAACCTTTGCCGATGCGGT